GATCATATTCCCTCAAGGCAGCAGAAGAGACCGCACAATTGATCTAAATATCTTCACCTCGAGGAGGCAAGTACACAAGTGGAGGGGTGCCTAATAATTGTGCGTTAGCGGTATATATTTGTACGAAGTTGTTAAAATTAACCACTGGAAGCATATACTTGGGAACACCATTCTCAGTCATAGGAATATCATCTGATCTTCTCATTCCAATATTCCACATATCATGATCTGGAGGAATGTATGAATGAGGAGGTTGTAATCCTAAGATTCCACGCACAGCAACATTACGTTCAACAGGATCCGTAGCGCATATGTACTGAATGCTTCCAGCAGGAAATACAGTGGTGCGATTGTTAATTAGATCTGAACGAGTATCAAAGAATGTGATAGGCACAACTGTTCCAATTGTCGCGTGTTTTAGCATTTTCCAATCCATAGCTCCACGTTCATATAAAGCTCCCGCCTGATCGTGAGTTACAGTAACAACCTTAGTAAGATAATTCATGCCAACAAAATGGATTTGCCAATCTGCGAATTCTACTGCCATTTCCAGCAACTTCCAATGATACTCAATAACCTCTGCTGGATTTGAGATTCGAACAGCAACGTTAATAGGGAACCCATCTTCATAGGGGCTATACCATCTGCGACCAGCAATATAAAAATATGCTTTATTTTCATTACCATGCAATTCAAATCCAGAGGTTTCGTCTCTAGGATTATAGTCAAAGAAGAAATCTGGCTCTACATGTCTATTCTCTGGTGAATAATAATCAAATAATCCTCTGCGCACAACTAGTTCGCGACAATAACGATGAATGGGACTATTTTCACTTGCAATAGTTTCTACAGCTACCTCTAATTTACGTAAAGTGTATTGATTCAGCAAATCGAGAGGCTGAGTAAAGTAAACTGATTGACCGGGCCGAGCAGGCAAGATCTCACCTCCATTTCCAAGTTCAGCAGCTCTGGGAGCACGAAATCTTTGATCATAATAGAAAGGAGTATCTCGAGAAGCCAGCTTGCCATTGAGAACTGTCTTCAAATCCATATCTTGTAGTAGCCACGTTAAAATTTGATTCGCCATTCCAGCTTTCAAAGATCTACCGAATACATTTACAAGGAATTGCATAGGATTAACTGGGTCCTCGTATCCATCTAGTAAATAGGTCATGATGCCAAATGCCTCCGCAAAGTTCTTCGACTGTTGTAACAGTTCCGAGTATCGAGTAAAGCGTTGATTTGGATCGAAGAACTGAAATGAGGTTGGAATTGATCTCTCAACAGTACCTGAAACGGATAGTTGATCACCCATCAGAGAAGTCATTGCCCATAATCCTATTCCAAAGTATAAATTATGATTCCGATCAATCGCAGAAACACCAAGGTTGGGGTGCTGGACGGTAGATCCAATTCCAAGCATAGGAGCAACATTAACGTTTGATCCGCCTCGATAAGAAGTAGAAATAATTTCAGGACCATTGGTGAAAGCGCGATACAACACATTCAATTCATAATGAGCAATTGAGCCAAATTGTTGTGACCACTGAGTCAATGTATTGAGCAATGTGAGAATTGGGGAAGTATTGTTTCTACTCTGTCCATTTTGTTGACCCCACTGCTGAACAAGTGCACTTAGAACGGTTGCTAGTTGTAGAAATTGGTCAGAAAAGGGAGTGTGGGTTACGGATCCAATTTTTGGCCTTCTGAGGTAGGTAAATGGAATATAAAACTCAGCATTAGGATCAATATTAGGGCTCCAATCTGCATTCCCATATTGCAATTGCTCCATATATCCAATAGGATCTATTGCTGCAAGATAAGCTCTTAAGTTATTAGGAAGATTTTGAGCACCCATTGTGAATATTCGAGGAATCTCTCCCGACCGTACTTGTTGTTTCGTTAGCTGCGTTACCCTAGCAATGGTGGGAGTGTAGCCTTGCGCAAGTATCCTTATCATGTCTCTAGGACTTACAAATTGCCAAGCACGATAAATTACGTAAGAATAAATGTGTATATTGGTCCAAAAGAGATTAGGAAAGCACAGCGCATCAACGGCGACAGCAAGTAACGCGAAGATTGCATCTTGAATGGTAGTGAACAATGTTTCAACTGTAGCAATAGGCTCGATAAATCGATGAGCATATTCCATCACCATCATTTGGTAGAAATGATCAATTGTATAACCACGCGTTCTTCGAAGAAGAGCTTCATCTACCTTACTCTTTAGTTGATATGGATCCACAGGAGATTGCTCAGATCTAATACGATCCTCAGCTGCGATAGCTCTGATTCCACGCATATTCTTGAGGAGATTCACCAAATATGTATATTGATATTCCCGCATCGCTGGTGAAAGTAGCCATAAAAGGACATATCTATGAGAATCTGAGTGATCTGGCTGGTACGTTTCCCACAAATCAACCTCTGAGTCATAAGGCACACGAATGGTGGATCCAGGATAACTTAAAAATCGGACAGAACGCGCATACTCTAAAGCGTTGGCACGTTTTGCATTATGTTCCTGCATAAATATTTGATGCAATGTAGCGTATAAGTTATCCGTAAACACGGCGTAGTTAGATTTCTTTTTTGCATCAGAGGCTCCACATTTCTCGACCCCGTCAAATTCTCCAACAACTACTTCGTCTTGAGGGATAATCTCAGATACGTCTCGTTTGAACCAAGGGAGCGGATGCGCATATGTTCCTAACACTATGTGGGGTAACATTGCCTTTGGAATATTCTTACCGCGTAATAAGTTTAATGGCCCATCAATCTGTTCAAAATCACCTATAGCTACCATTTCTGGAGATTGTATGTACACATCGCCTTGCTTCATCACCTTAAGAATTAATTCCATCAAACTGCTAAATGCACTTGTTCTCGAGGCGGCATTCTCAATGTCTGTTCCGTCTGCGCCAGTCACATGAAATGATTCTAACTTAAGAGTAGGGTCCGGAGGAGCCTGAGGATCATAGCTTAATGGAGCAGAAGTTCCTTTTGCATCAATTAAGTACGTAATTCTGTCTGCGCCGGATGTAAACATAGCAATTGAGTCAGTCACAACATCACACATGGCACCATATTGACCGGCGAAAATATCAATCACCTCCTTATCGGTTACTTGTGTCGCAGATCGACGAAGTGCAATAATATGAGGAATCTCATTAACTATCTTCCTTACTGGGACAGACGACAAAGGACTAGAAGCGTTCCATTCATTGAGGGGTGCATCAATTAAATTCACTTTCTGTGCTCTTGCTTCTAACTCTGTTGCTTTTAAAGCTTCTTGAACTGCTACTCTTACTGCTCCAGCTTCCATATCGAAATTAGACATTAGCCTTGTCCCGACTTCGGCAGTGTCCGCCAATTCTTGTCGCCTTCCTGACCCGCTTGTGCCATCACGAGGTAATTTTGGTAATTCTGAGGGAGCATCTTGAGTTAATTTTCGTTCTACAGATTTGTCATCATTCACTTTCTTCATTTCGAGGGACTCGGGATCGGGGGTTTTAGTTGCCTGAGCATCTTGGCTGTTTCCGGCTCCATCATACGCAGCAGTAATATCTTTCGGTGTTTTGTCTTTAGTATATTTAGTAATCTGGTCTCCGTCTCTGGTAGTCATAGTTGTGCAGTATCCAATCAGGGAAATTTATC